CGCATAAATCCCATACGGGAAAAACCAGAGAATGATGGTCTCCGAAAACCAATGGACGTGGCGTTCCGCCGCGCAAGGATACCTCCGCGCACCATCTCAGGAAGTTGAAGAATGACGTGGCACTTTCTGCACCACCAATTCTACACAAAACACAGGGCCTGGGGTAATACTAAGCCCAGGCCCCCAAGTCAGTGTGCAATCATTTTTCGATTTCCGTGCTAATGAGCAAGCAAGATGTCCCGCAACTGGTGTTTCACGCTGAACAATCCGACGCCGGAGGACGACGAGACGTTGGACTTCACGAACACGCGGAGGTGGTCAGGGAGAGTCTCATTCGCCATTTGGATGAGCGAAGTAAGCGAAAGCGGGACTCCGCACTATCAGGGATACTTGGAGACAGTAGATCCCGTCCTATTGACCTGGCTTCACAAGAGGATGCCTCGCGCACACTTCGAACGGAGAAAAGGATTACGACACGAGGCCATCGCATACTGTTTGAAGACATGCCTCCCGGTGAGCGAGAATGGATCATCGAGCGACTCTCCGCCCTCGGATGCCATTATTACGTCGGAGACTCTTTCCTCTCATTCAAACCGGCTCAACTTCTTTCCAAGCAATTTGCTCTTGTCCAAGCTCGCCGAAATGGCGAACAGTTCGGTAAAAAAATCAAGACTATCGATGGCGAAGGAGCGATTGGATACGGGAGTGACTGAAGAAAAACTAGCGGACGAAGACTTTGATACCTGGGTAAGGCACTATCGCGCTTTCCGTGAATATCGTCTCCTAAAGACTCCAGCTCGGAACCATGCAGTGGAGGTCATCGTACTCCAAGGACCTACCGGCACCGGGAAATCCAAGTTCGCTATGGACGCCTATCCAGGAGCGTACTGGAAACAACGAAGTCAATGGTGGGACGGCTACACCGACCAAGAAACTATCATTCTCGACGAGTTCTACGGATGGCTCCCCTACGATCTGCTCCTCAGACTCTGCGACAGATACCCGCTTCTTCTCGAGACTAAAGGAGGTCAAGCGCAATGTGTTGCGAAAAGAGTGGTTATTACCACTAACGCTCTACCTCAGCACTGGTATCGCAATGCATATTTTCCTGCATTTATTAGGCGCGTTGGCATGTGGATGGTGCTCCCTAGATTGGGAGAAGTACAAATTTACAATGAGTTTGATAGCGCCGTTGCTAATTTCATTACTTCTGTCTGATTAAAGAGCGAATAATGCATTTCTATCTTCATTTACACCTTCTATCTTGTAAAAATACTTTCTTGTTTGCCCGATATAGATCTGTTCTCTAAACTCTCCGTTGGCACTTCCGACGACAACTCCGGGAACCAACTTAAACATTATAAAAAGCCACTTAGTAAGTCCGGGCTTGTTTCCGCCTTCATACAAGTTCATTTGATTTTGGTTCATAACATGACGCTTAGGATCGCGCATTTGATAAGTTATCGTTTGTTGATTAGGAACGAAATACTTTCTCTTTTTCCAAATCTTAACACCATATTGACTCAACATTAAAGTCAAATCAAAAGGAGTAACTCCACGAGAAACGTTAGCACTTCCGCCACCAGTACCGACTCCACCGGTAGCAGCAAAAGGACCTCCGCCACCAAATCCTGCACCACCAATCTCCTTAGTATCGCTAATAGCCTTAACGACCAAATTGGTAAGATCCGCATAATTATTAACATTATCTTCGAACGACTTAGAGGCTGTCATCTCATAAACGTCAACCTCAAGAATACCACGAGAATCAGGAACATAGGCCCCTTCTTCATCTTTTATCTCAGTTGTATTAGTAATCGTCAAATCCATAGTAGCTGACTTAAAAATCCACTTCGTAGACTTATCCACGGTGACTCCCTTAGCAGCAGTTGGATCACCAGGATTCTCCGCATTTGCCATATAGGCAAGATCGGAATAAGGATTAGCACCACCAGCATTATAGCGGTGAGTGTACAAAGCAGCATTCGCCATACCATTACGTCCAGATGTTGTATTAGACCAAGCATACGTAGCATTAAACACCGACGTACGACTCCCTAACTCTTTCTCAGCAACCGCATTCACCTTATTTTTGAATCTCTTCCATCTGACACGCTTTCCGCGGGGCATACGCCTCTTCGCATAAACGAATCGCTGATCATGTTGGGATGATATTGAATGCCCAGTACTGATCTTCTGACGACGACCGGTCTGAGTGAAGCTCCTACCGGCTCTATTACGCGCCGCAGTAGCCAATGAGCGCATAAATCCCATACGGGAAAAACCAGAGAATGATGGTCTCCGAAAACCAATGGACGTGGCGTTCCGCCGCGCAAGGATACCTCCGCGCACCATCTCAGGAAGTTGAAGAATGACGTGGC